AAGACGAGAAGACTAGAAAACCTTTAATGTTTGTATTAGATAGTTTAGGAATGTTATCTACTACAAAAGAGATGGAAGATACTGCCGAAGGTAAAGAAACTAGAGATATGACTAGATCGCAGATTGTGAAAGCTGCATTTAGAGTGTTGACTTTAAAACTTGGCAAAGCAAAAGTACCTATGATTATGACCAATCATACATATGATGTAATTGGTTCTATGTTTCCTCAAAAGGAGATGGGTGGTGGCTCTGGCCTTAAATACGCTGCAAGTAATATCGTGTATCTATCTAAACGTAAAGAAAAAGATGGCAAAGAAGTCATTGGTAATATTATTCATTGTAAGAATTACAAGTCAAGGTTGACAAAAGAGAATGCTTTAATTGATGTAAGATTAACATACAAAGATGGCCTTGATAAGTACTATGGGTTATTAGAACTCGCTATCAAACACAATATATTTAAATCAGTATCAACAAGAATAGAACTACCTGATGGATCAAAACAATATGCTAAAACTATCAATAATGAACCTAGTAAATTCTTTACTAAAGATGTTCTCGCTCAAATTGACGAAGCAGCCAAAAAAGAATTCCTCTATGGCGCAGAATAGATACGTCTTTGCTCAACGTGATGTTGACGATTATAGTTGTATAAAGATTGTAGAAGGACCTTATAAAGACATTATATACACGTATGGTCATGTAAAGTTTGCCTCGGAAGAAAATGCTCAAGGCGAGTTGCCTTTAAAGTTTGATTATGATATTAAGAAGAATCCTAATGATGTTGATACAGGAAGTATTGATTTTAGAAATTACATAGGCGACATATTAATAGAGGTCGTAGAAAAACAATTAGAGAATGGTCAAATTAAATTTCAAAAGTGATTACATATGTACATACAAAAATGTACTTAAAAAGGATCAATGTCAACACCTTATAGATAAGTTTGAAGATTCGCAACATCAACAATCTAAAACTAATTTAAAAGGTCATATGTCATTTACAGAAATTAATCTTAACATGTTTTCAGACTGGAAAGAGTATTCAGATATAATCTTTCCTAAATTAAGACAGGTTGTTGACAAATATACAAAAGATGTTAATATAGACTCATTAAAACAATGGCCAGAGAAATTTGGTTTTGAACAGATAAGATTTAAGAAGTATGAACCTAACAATGAAGATGAATTCCAAACACATGTAGATGTGACTAACTATAATAGTGCTAGAAGATTTTTAGTTTTTTTTATGTATTTAAATAACAATGATGGCGGCGAAACAACATTTCCTGATTATGATATATCAGTTAAACCAGAGGCAGGTAAGGTGCTCGTATTCCCACCATTGTGGACATTTAGACACGCAGGACAGAAACCAATCAATCAACCAAAGTATATTATAGGGAGTTATCTACATTATGTTTGAGAAGACACTTTTATCCAACCTAGTCTTTAACGAAGACTTTACAAGAAAAACATTACCATTTATTAAACCTGATTTCTTTAGAGGTAGAGATGAGGTTGCTCTATTCAATATCATAAGTAATTTTGTTATCAAGTATAATAATCTCCCTACAAAAGAAGCAATTGAAATTGAATTGTCAAATGACAAGACACTTACCGAAGACGAATATAAAAATACAAAAACATTATTAAATAGTTTACAACACGAAGAAGTTGAACAACAATGGTTGTTAGATACAACAGAAAAGTTTTGTAAAGATCGTGCTGTGTATAATGCAGTATTACAAGGTATCAAAATCATAGATGGCAAAGATAAGAAACATACGCCAGAAGCAATACCTAGTATCTTATCAGAAGCGCTTGGCGTTTCTTTTGATAGACATATAGGACATGATTATCTAAATCAGGCAGAGGACCGATTTGAATATTACCATAGAACTGAAGCAAGATTAAAGTTTGATCTTTCATACTTCAATAGAATTACAAAAGGTGGTCTACCACCTAAAACTTTAAACATAGCACTTGCAGGCACAGGTGTTGGTAAATCTTTGTTTATGTGTCATGTTGCAAGTAGTGTTATATCGGAAGGTAAAAATGTATTGTATATAACTTTAGAAATGGCTGAAGAACGTATCGCAGAAAGAATTGACGCTAACTTATTAGATGTAACTATTGATGATCTTTATGAAATGCCAAAAGAAATATACGATAATAAAACATCTAAAATGCAAAACAAAACCAATGGTCAATTAATTATCAAAGAATATCCTACGGCGTCTGCTCATGCAGGTCATTTTAAATCTTTGTTAGATGAACTTGCCCTAAAGAAAGCATTTAAACCTGATTTAATATTCATTGATTATTTGAATATATGTACTAGTAGTAGATTTAAAGGTGGCAATATTAACTCCTACACTATGGTCAAATCTATCGCTGAAGAATTAAGAGGTCTTGCAGTACAATATAATGTTCCTATTGTATCTGCTACACAAACAACCAGAACTGGTTACCTATCAAGTGACGTAGGACTTGAAGATACTTCAGAATCATTTGGTCTTCCTGCAACTGCTGACTTTATGTTTGCTCTTATTTCAAATGATGAACTTGAAGAACTTGGTCAAATTAAAGTTAAACAATTAAAGAACAGATACAATGATCCTGCTGTCAATCGTGCATTTATAATTGGTGTAGATAGAAGTAAGATGAGATTGTATGATGTAGAACAATCTGCTCAACAGATTGTAGATAGTAACCAAGAAAGTAAGGAGAAGATTGAACAACCATCTGGACCACAAGAATCCGCTAATGTCTATGATAAGTTTTCAGATTTTAAAATATAATGAAAGATAAAATAATAGAAGAATTAAAAAAAGTTTACGATCCTGAAATGCCATCTATTGATGTATTCAATTTAGGCTTGATTTATGATATTGATATAAAAGAAGAAAATGTTACAATCACCCATACACTAACCTCTATGCTTTGCCCTATGGCAGATCAGATACAAAAAGATATTAAAGAGGCAGTAGAACGTGTAGCAGGTGAAGGTAATGTAAAAGTTATATTGACACATACTCCACCATTTAGTAGAGATATGTTAAGTGAAGAAGCTAAATTAATACTAAACATGTAAGGATAACAATGGCAACAAAAAGAAAAAGAAGACCATCCATCTATTACAAGACAGAAATGGTTAAAAGTAAAGGCGATATTATATGGCGTTGCGTTGAAATGCCTAGTAAACTCGTATTAAAAGAGTCTTTCTTTGAGGAAGATGTTAAGAAGTTAACAAAGTTTCAGAATAGTAATAAGACGTTTGGTATCTTTGGCTTCCCACCTTTCTTTGATTGTAGAAATGATGAAGAAAAAGTTACAGATAAAGGGAAAACAAACTATAATTCGCCAGCAAGAAGCAGAGGCCGTAGATAAATATATGTATGGCAGACAAGACAGCATTATTAGAATCAGCACAGGCACTATTTTGTTCAATCGCAGATTACATAGGTGTTAAAAGAACTAATCTACTTTTTGACCCTAAAAAGTATCCTGATTACACAGACTTTAGAAGTCAAATAAATGAAGCTACTTTACAAGCAGCTCATAAGAATATAGAAACACCTGGTGTATTTCTAAATGAATTAGAATTATTTTTAAAGAAAGATACTAAATGGTACATATCATCTTTACAGATTGCAAAAAAATTAATCAACGACATAACTAAAATAGATCCTGATTTTAAAATTTCAGCACAAGGGTTTCAGCAAATTTTTTACTATAGAGGTGACAAAGAAATAATGGGAACTATAGAAAAGTTATTTAAGATAGCAAACAAGTCAGGTTACAAATCACAAAATAAATTTGGTAATCTAAACAAATGGAATCCTGCAGATATATACCTTGCAACAAAGAAAGCTAAGAAGGCACTAAAAGAAGAACTAAAAGGTGCAAAAGAAAAAGTTTATGGTTTTCAAAATCTTAATATCATTACATCTGATCTAATAGATAGTGGTGATCTATTTCCTCTATCACTTAAAAAAACAACAAAAGAAGCCACACTACAAATGGTAAACTTTGATAGAAAAGCAGAGATCAAACTTATTAAAACAATTAGTATAAAGGGCGTAACAGATTGGCAACTATATAAAAAAGTTAAGTATCCTACAAAAGGTGTTACTAGAGATATGAGAATACTATTAGAGTCGGGTGGTGATATAAAATTAAGACATGACCCTAGTGCAAAAAGATTTGTTGCAGAAGCTATATTCTCAAAGGCAGAGGCAAGAGGTGGTTCAATTGGCTCTATGAAAGTATTATCAGAAATTATACACTTTGTAAATCCAGATATTGCAAAACAAATACTTGACAAGTATAAAAAAGGTGAACAAAAATACTTTGACGCATTAAAGAAGATAGAATATTTAAGAAAAGATAAGCCAAGATTTGATTACGAGAGAGGCGCTATAAGTGCCATATATGTTGTCAACGAAGTTATGCCTGTACTTAAAAAGTTTTTCCAAGACAATAGAAAAGACGAAGGCAATAAAGTATTAAGATTGATGTTTGAGTACATAACATCAAGGACTCCCCTATCAGGTAAATTTGTAATAGCAAAATAGTATAAATAGTCTAGTAACTAGTGATTTATTAATGGGATAGGTGTAATTTTTCGCTTGACAAGAGCGTAATTTTTTGATATAATGGGTATAGTGGGAGAAAAATGTATAGTTTTAAACAGTATTTAAATGAGGCAAAGAACACTCATTTAGAACATTTAGAAGACGAAATTATTAATAACGGATACCAGGGTGGTGTCAACGCTGTAGAGTTTCTTAAATCTATAAGAAACATGCTTGTTGGATCATCACGTAGAAAATTAAACGTATCTGTTAAATGGGATGGTGCACCAGCAGTTTTCTGTGGTATCAATCCTGAAAACGGCAGATTTTTTGTAGGATCAAAATCTGTATTCAACGTAACTCCTAAAATCAATTACACACAATCAGACATTAGAAAAAATCACGCAGGTGGTTTAGTAGATAAACTATCTGTATGTTTAAAAGAATTACCAAAACTTGGTATACGTGGTGTTGTACAAGGCGACTTGTTATTTACACCAGGAGACTTGAAGTCGGTATCTATAAGAGGTGAGGATGCTATTGCGTTTACACCTAATACTATAACTTATGCCGTACCAGAAAATACTGATCTTGCTAAAAAAATTAGAAGAGCTAAATTAGGTATCATCTTTCACACTAGTTACACAGGAAAAAAGATGGCTAATCTGAAGGCAAGCTTTGGCGTCAATGTAAATCGTTTTGCAAAGACGCCAGCAGTATTTTTTGATGACGCAAGTTATAAAGACTCATCTGGTGCTGCTACATTTACAACAACAGAAAGCGCTCAATATGATAGTATGTTGAGAATGGCAATGGGATCAATATCAAAAGGTAAAAAGGTTTTAGAATTATTAAGAAGACAAAATAGTATGTTGTCAGTAGGTATGAGATTAAAAATATTTTTCAATACACAAATAAGAGCAGGACAGACTATACAGAATGTCAGAAAATTACAATCAGAATTTAAAACATATTATGCTAAAGTATTAGATGACGAGGCGTCAAAGAAAAAAACTGCTAATGCTAAAAAGAAATATGAACAAATAAAAAACGAAGGTTTAAGATTTATTGATAACAACGAAAATGATATTTACTTTGCAATTGCTAGTTACATAACTTTACAAAAAGTAAAAAACTTTCTAGTTAATAAAATGAATCAGATTAAATCAATGGGAACGTTTCTACAAAAAGGTAATGGTTTTGTAGTAACTAATCCTGAAGGCTACGTTGCTGTAGATAGAATGGGCAACGCAGTAAAACTAGTAGATAGATTAGAGTTTAGTACTGCTAACTTTACACTTGCTAAGAACTGGATAAAAGGATGAAA